GGAAGTGTAGATGAACCATCTCCTGTACTATCATTACCTAGTTCAGAATCTACAAAGTAGTGTACATCGGCTAAGTTCCAAAATACATTGCTTGTGTATTTCTTAGCTACATAATCAAATTTTAGTACTTGCCAAGACATTATGCAACCTCCTCTATATTAAAGATAAAATCTTTTATTAAACCAGCCTTCTTATGGTCTATTGGGTACATATACTCCCACTTCTTAGATTCGATGAAAGTTTCTTTAACGAATGTTTGTGTATCTATTCTATCATTATAACCTTCTTTAACTTCATAAGTAGTTTCATCAGGTGCTCCATTACCTATTTCAACAACTTTACTTTGGCATTGTTCGGTTTGTTCTTGGAAAGATAATTCTGTGTTCCATAGAATATCTACTGTTTCACCTTCTTCATTAAGGTATGTGCCTATTTTAATTTCCATAATCTTTTAGTTTAATTTGTTTTTATTATATATTAATTTTTTAAGATATAAAAGCACTTGCTTCCATAAAATATTTTATTCCATCGAAAAATAATGTTACAATTGCTTCTTGATTAGCGGTACCAGCAGCTAAAGTTATTGGTGTTGCTGTGCCATTAAAATCTTTAACGTTTGCTGGAAGCGTTATTGTAAATCCACCTGTTCCATCTTGGATTAGATGTAACTGAACTCTATAGCTTCTTGATGTAACATCTGTAAAAGTTAATATTGTATTTGCTGTTAGAGTTAATTTTTGAATATTTCCGTTATTCCAATTAATAGTTTTTGTTCCACCAGTAATACCATTATCGTAAGGTAAGTCAAAAGTAGCTAAATTAGTTTTTACTGTGGTTGTTATAGAATTTGAACCATAAAACGTTGTTGCTGATATTGTTGTTGCAGATAAATTACCGATAATATTTAAATTACCGTTTATTGTATCACCACTAACATTAACATACCTATTATCTAATGATTGTAGTGTATGGTGTATCGATGTGTTTCCTGTGTGTGCTGAAAATATATTAAAATCTGTTTTACCTGTTAACTCTCTGTAAATTAAACCAGATGTTGGTAAAATATTATCATTATTTTCTAAATTAGAATAAGTAACACCACTAATCGTATTACTATCTACTATTTTTAAACCATTTTTTGCTACAAACGGATTGTTTATATTTCCCATAATCTTTCTCTTTCCAGATTATTTTTATTTCATATTATTTATTTATTTATAAATATCTAAATTTAGATAGTTTTAATTATTGTTTTTATATTCCAATTATTTGTTGTTGAATTAGCTAATATGTTAATACTACTACCCGATATTATTGAATATAATGTAACGTTAGAAGTTGTACCGATATCAGAGGTAGAAAACTCAGTATATTTAATATTATTATCATACCAAACAGAAGTAAAAAAACCTGCCCTAGCACTAGAATTACCGTATAAACTATAATCTATATGAACACTCGTATAAGCTGAATATTCTATTGAATATAATAATGTTGTTCCGCTGTTTATAACTGTTTTTTTTGTTGTGTATAATGAGTTAGTGTTATCGTTTATTATTTTTAATTCACCATTATTAATAGTTAAACCTGTAACAGTATTAATAGTTGTTTTTAACGTTGTGTTATTATTTTTTGATAATGTTAATGTGTTTGCATTATCGTAAGTAAAACCTGTTATATAATAATCTGTTCTTGAAAAAATATTTAATAAGTCTGTATTACCTGAATATATTGAACCATTTAGATAAGTACCTGTTATACTAGTATTACCTAAAGTTGCTGTATTGGAACCATTACCTATAGCTTGGTATCCGATAACTATTTGATTAGTATTACCTGCGGTTTTTGAACGTGTGTTATAACCAATAAATATAGAAGAACCTGGTGTTGAATTTGCAGTACCATCCTCAATAAATTGACCAGCGTTTCTACCTATACCAATATTATGATTTAATGTTGAATTATATAACGAATTTACACCAATTGCTGTGTTATTATCACCAGTTTCGTTGTTATATAAAGCTCCAGCACCAATAGCACAATTAAAATTTCCTGTTGAAGTATTTTTAGCTAATGCGTTATTACCGAAAGCTATATTTTGAGGAGAGTTTCCACCACCCCTACCTAAAGTAATACCATTAATAATAGAATCTTTACTAGTATTAAGTGTTGTAATAATATTTACATTACCACTATTTAAATTAAATATATCGTTTCCAGATTTAGCCCATACACTAGTTATATTAGTGGTACTTGCACTCCATATAGAACCGTTAAAAATATAAATTAAATTATCCGATAGGTTAACAACAGTATTACCTTCTGTAACAATAGTTTCTACCCAAGTATCGTTTAATTCTTCATAAATATTATTTATTGTCCAACCACTTGTGTTGCCACTTGATATATATCTAGAACCATTGGTTACACCTGTAGGATTTAAATAATTAGAAAACGATATAACAGGATTAAGCCATGTTTGTCCTGTTGGTAAATCACCTACTAAAGAACTTAAATCTACTGAATAACCAGATAAAGTATCATTTCTATCAAAATATAAAATATTATTACTATTTAACGTTGCACCAGTTGTATAAAAATTATCTGTTGATATACCACTTAATTGTCTTCCGTCTCCGTAATATGTTGTTGCTGATATAGAACCATTAATATTAATAGGTTTATTAAAACTAATTAAATTTGTTCCTAATTCTATATTAGTATTACCACTACAACTAATTATTTTATTAGAATATAAACCAGTACAAGCCGAAAAAGTATCGCTTTGTTCAACAGATTCTATAATATACGTTTTATTAACACTTGACTTACAGTTAGTACACTTCATAATTATAATAAATTACCTATTATTTCGAACTTTGCAGTTCTGCTTATATCTCTATTAACATCAATCCTTAATGTTTGTCCTGCCGTGGCAACAAAAGGTAATGTTTTTACTACACCATCTAATGTCAATGTTATTGAATTAACATTAGAAATAACTTCATATCTTTGAAAATTTATATCGTATTCAACTTCAGCTATGAAATGTGAATCCGAACCTGGCTTCATTACAACACCGTATGTTATTGCACCACCTCTTTCACTAGTAACTCTTATTTTAGGTGTTTTAGGTGTTTCTAAATCAACCTCAGTTAAATAGATAATCCTATTGATAGCAGGAACTATTTTATAATCATTTTCATCCTGTGTATAACCCCTTAATAATAATTCATATAATTGAACATAAAACCTTCTTTTTTGAAATTCAGCGTTTGTACTCTCATCAACAACGTTTTCCATATGTAATGGCATATAATGACCATTAGGTGATAAATAATGTTGTCTTGCACTAAATTTTTTCAACATCAAATTATTCATTTTATTTATCTCACGCATCTTGTTTGTGAAAAACCTAACCTCGTAATTTAAATCAACCGCAATAGGTTGTGGAATCTTATATATATCAACACCTTTTCTATTACCATCCCAAGTCGGAACTTTTATATATGAAAACACAGGAACACCTGGTATATTCCATAAACTATTATGTATAGTACCTTCTTGTGGATTAGGTTTTCTTACAATAGTTATAAAAGGTACAGATATATCTCTATACTCATCACTTAATTCCCATGTTTTAGAAAATTCTGCCCATCGTTGCATTGATAAAAATATAACAGGTACTTTTTCCCCATTTATATTTAAATCCAAATCTTTATCCAAAAAATCTATAAAACCTTGGTCTATATCTTCATAGGATACCGATTTAGGTAAAAAAGTTCCTTTGTAATTAATATCGTCTAAATATTGTTTACGTTCTTCTTCACCTATCTTAGAAGGATGTATTCTAACTGTTTTTCTAAAATTTTTTGGTACACTCATTATTATTTTATCTTATAAACCTCTAAACTCATCCCTATCTACAGGAGCACAAAGAACTATTCTATAAGCCGCTTTATATCCTAAGATAGTATTACTATTATTATAATTTTTCTTACCATCATCAACAACAGAAAAATATCTTATCGTTGTTTCATTAACACTATAACCTATGTAATCACCATATATAATATCAACCTTTAAATTGTTTAAATGTTGGTCCAATATAGTTAAAGATATATCACCATCTTGTTGATATCTTAAACTACCATCAGCATTATAACTCTTATTTTCAGGCTCTAAAAAATCAACAACACATTTAATTTCTATAGGGGGGTAATATATGATACCATCTTTAACAGTTTCACCATATATTGAATCGGTTTTTGTTAAACTTCTATTTACCCTATATAATATAACAGACATATTTAAATCACCAGCTATATATTCATCTAAAAAAGAATTCTCTAATTGAAAATCTTCCGCAGTGAAAAATTTATTTACTCTATTTATTGGTATCTGTTTTTTCATTAAATACAATATTTATTATATAAATATCATTTTATTTAAAACTTTAACAAAAATTATTATATTATTAAAAAACAAACATGAGTTTAACATTAGATTTTATAAAAGAAAGACAAGCAATAGAGATATTAAACAATTATAATGGTGTTAATCCATATATAAAAAAACTAAAACTAAACAAAAAAATAAAATTAACAGATAACCAAATTAAATATGTAATGAATAACCATAATAAAGAACCTTTCAAGGTTAATAGAGTTATGGAAATAACAGAATTTATTGGGGAAGAGTTAAGGAAATCAAATAAATTACCTTTTACACCAAGAAAAATATTGGTTCAATATATATTAGCTGAAACAGAGAAAACATATCATATATACGGAAAACTAAAACAAAATCAAGAAAAATCTGATATGTATTTTATACCAAAAACACAATTATTGGAAGATCCTTATTTTACACCGATAGATGTTGATGTGGATTTCGATAAATATGTTGAATTAGATACACTTAAAAGAAAACCATTCGAACATCAAAAAGAAGGTATTAAGTTTTTATTGTCTAGAGATGGTGCTATTTTAGCATCCGATATGGGCTTAGGTAAGACCATAATGTCGGTAATATCAGCATTAGAGAGTGGTTCAAATAGAATATTGGTTGTATGTCCAGCATCAGTAAAGATAAATTGGGAGAGAGAAATAAACTTTTTTGATGATAATACTTCAATAATATCTGGAAGAAAATGGAAACCAAATAAATTTACTATTATTAATTATGATATATTAAAAAACTTTCATTCATTACCAGTTAAAAAGAAATCAAAAAACGATGAAATAAACGAAGAAGTGTTAACACAAATAAAAGATTATAATTTTGATTTGGTTATTATTGATGAAGCACATTTATTAAAAAACAATAAAGCTATTAGAACAAAGATATTAATGGATATTTGTAAAACAATACCTAAAGTATGGTTATTAACAGGAACACCAATACAAAATAAACCAATAGATTATTATAACTTACTTAAAATAATTAAAGCACCTGTAACCGATAATTGGGAATTCTTCGTTAAACGATATTGTGATGCAAAAACATTTAAAACAAAACTAAAAAACGGAACAGAAAAGAAAGTTTGGTTAACAGATGGTAATAGTAATTTAGATGAGTTATCAATTAAAACAAGAAACCAAATATTAAGACGTTTAAAAGAAGATGTTCTTGATATGCCAGATAAAACAATAATACCTTTTTTCTTGGAGCTTACAAACGAACAAGAATCGCAATATAATTCGTTGTGGGATGAATATATAGAAAAAAGAAGAGAAGAAGGAAAAACTGTTAATATACAGAAAGATTTGGTTGAATTAATTCTACTTAGAAAGTTTATTGCCATGGAAACAATTCCATATACCACAGAATTAACTGATAATGCTATTGAAGAAGGTAATAAAGTTATTATATTCACAAATTTCACCGATGAACTTATGGAGTTACACCAACATTATAAAAATTGTTCGGTTATTCATTATGGTGGTATGAATGAAAAACAAAAACAAAAATCAGTTGATGAGTTTACTAATAATCCAAAAATTAAAGTTTTTATTGGTAATGTTAAATCCGCAGGTGTTGGTATAAATTTAATTGCGTCTAATGTAACAATATTCAATTCTTTTGATTGGGTACCTGGTATCAATGAACAAGCTGAAGATAGAAGTTATAGACTTAACCAAAAAAATAATGTTACCATCTATTATATGTTATTCAAAGATACGATATCTGTTAAAATATGGTGGACATTGAAAAGAAAATCTAATATTATAAACCAAATTCTTAGGGATGATGTTTCAAAATTAAATGAAGAAGAAAAAGAAATTCTTAATTATTTGAAAGAATTTGAAGATTAACTTTTTTATTCAAATTTTATTTGTATATTTGTAAAAAAAATAAAATTATGAAAACAGATAACCAAATTGATGATATGATAAACGAGATTGCGAAAGCTTCTAAAGAGATTATTAGATTATCAAACAAACTAGAAAAAATAGCTAACAAATCTGATAACGATTCTTTATTAATGGTTTCAGAGGTATTATTAACATTATCAAATTGTATGGAAGATCCTTTTGTGTTATCGGATTTACATACCGTTTGTAAAATGGTAACAGCTAAAAATATTTTCGAAAGTTTAGATGATGAAACTTTAAAAATTGTTTATGACAGTTTGGAATCTGAAGATTAGGTTTTTTTCGAAAACAGCCACATGAAATTACCAGAATTATTGTTATTATTAGTTGAACTGGTTATCGGTAACATGGCTTTAGCTCTATTACTCATATTAACTTCTGTAGTATATTTATCATTACCAGAAATCCAACTAGCTAAAACCGCTTTTGATTTACTTTCTGATTGTTCTAATTTTTTAAAGTTGTTTTCTAATACCCATAAACCCATTGCTAAAGCCATAAGGCAATCATCGTGTGTACTTCTTGTGTGGTCAGCCCTTCCGTTTCTATAAACAAAGGTTTCCATTTCAGATATACAACGAATTGACCTTACCTTAATTGCGTTTGTTCGTATAGAAAATTCCATGTGTGCTATCATAGGTATTCTAACTGATTGACAATTAAAACCAGGTATTTTATCTCCTTTACTATGGTTAGATAAATCTCTTCTTTCTCTTAGTAATTTATCACGAGGATTATCATAGTGTAATCTTTTATAATCATACTCTAAAAGTTTTAATACTGTTGGAACTCCCATACCACCAGCAATATCTATAACTGTGTACGCATCGTATAAATTTCCGTATTCTTCAATTAGTTGTGCCAAAAGGTCGGGTTGTATTTTACCTTTATATTCAACAACTTGTTCCATTAATGTGGTATCTATAATGAGAAAAGATGAATAATCTTCACCGTCTCCCCTAGAGACATCGCTAGTTAGCAAATACTTATGACCTGGAATTGGTTCTTCCCAAATCCAAATTTCCTTTTTAAAACCTGCATACCACTTAGGGTCACGCATGTTATTTTTTCTTTGGTATTCAATAAATTCAGCTTCAATAACACCACCTCCAGAATCAGTAAAAGACACATCTAATTCTCTAGCTATCATACGTCTATCATTATTCATGGCTCTACACATATCTTGATACCAAGGTGATGTTGGTTTCCATCCATTTTCTAAACGTTTATTATAAGAATCCATTGTGAAATCAACCTCAAATTCTTCTAAATCCTCTTTTAACCATTTAAGTTTTTTGTTATATCTTAAATCTTGATACCATTTAAGTTCTACAACATTAAAATCGTTTTCTTTTTTTCTTGCGGCCGTATATACAGCATAATATAATTTATCGTGTCCATTAGGTGTAGAAATAAGGGTACATTTACCACCAGTACCAAGACTAGTCATTGCTGCTCCGAAAACTTCTTCACCATCATCAATATAAGCTGCTTCATCCATAATTAACCATGTTGGTGTATAACCCCTTAAAGCATCTTTTGATGTCGCAACAGCTCTTATGATAGATCCGTTTGGTAATGTTAATTGTTTTTTTGAATCTGTTAAAAATATTGTTAATTCTTCTTTTTGTGGTGTTCCATAATATTCTGGACCCCAAACCCATCTAGGTATTTGTAATAAAAAATCTTTTACTTTAGCTAAAAACTCTTGAGCCATATCCTGCTTGTTAGCTAAAATAAGTACTTTTTCGGGGTTTTCACTATCAGCCCAAGCCGTTTTAACAGCTACATGTGCTGCTGTTGTTGTTGATACACCAGCTTGTCTAGGTTTTGTTATCACATTATAGTTATGGTAACATAACGCATCTATAATTTCTTGTTGTTTTGGAAATAATTTAAAAGGTACGAACCCTTCTTGTGTTTTATCCAACGTTTTAAAATAAGATTCAATAATATAAGCTGGGTTTTCTAAACCTTTCGCAAATTCTATTAATATTTCGTTTGGTGATAAATTTCCACTCATGATAAATCCTATATTTTTTGTTTTTATATATAAATATAAAGTTTTTGGTTTTATTTTTAAAATTTATTTAGTTTTTTGTTTGTATATTCAATTTTTATTCGTATATTTGTAGAAATAAATTATTAACCACAAATGCTAATTCGGAGTAGTTCCGTAGCAATGGAGCATAACGATGGCAATAAGAAATGTATGGGATTTCGAAGCAGTAACCTATCCACATACACCGAATTAAATTAAAGGTATAACTGCATAATTTGGCACAAACACCCATATATTTTTTATTGCGTGTTATAGCCAGTTAATTATTTAATATGGAATACAATTATATCAATAAATTAGGGCATATGGTATTTTATCAAAAAAGGAATTGGAAATCTTCAAGAGAACATAAGGTTGATGATATTATAAGTATAAATAATCAATCATTTAAAATATTAAATATAAACAAAGAAAATAAAAAAACCACTGTAATTGTAGAAGCTTGTTTAATTGGCTATAACGGTTGGGTGTATGAGAAGGTTTGCTTGTAGAAACTTTCAAATTAACCACTAACATTGATAGCAAACTTTTTTATACACCTTGTTATGTGTAGGTGTTGATTGTTAGGTAGAATGTTTAATTGAAGAACTAAATAAAAATTTTAAAAGAAAAAGAAGGGTGGGAATTTTATCATTTTAATCTATTTATATATAAAAGAAAACCAATGAAAGATTTGAAACAATTTATTAAGACAACCATACGAGAGTTCTTGAATGAGACTCAAAATAATGATAGTAATTTGATTTTATATCACGGTTCTAATAATCGGAAAATATACAATAAATTTTTCAATGAACAATTCTATACGGTGAATGATTACATAGCATCAAATTATGCTTATAATTTTGGTGGTTTAATGTATGAAGTAAAGGTTAGTAATTTAAAACCATTTGAACTTAAAGGTTATCATATAAGTAGAGAAAGTGAAAAATATAATGAAATGGTTGATTTGTTGAGAACATTATATGATGATAATGTAGCTAATAATTATGAACGAAGATATTTTACACCAAGTCCATCCTCAACTTTTAGTGAATACGGATGGACACCTTTGATTAATTGGTGCAAAGATAATGGTTATGATTCAATTAAATTTCATGATGAATCTTTTGATACTTTCGTTAGGGATATAACCTATTTGATATTTGATGGTAATAAACCAAAAATTATTGGTGTTTATGAAGTTGAGGATGCTGTTGAATCTAATTTTAGTAAAGATTTTAAAAAAATTAAATAAAAAGTGGGTGGGATTTTTCTTTTAAAATTTTCAACCGAAATGTTGATTAGAACGATGAACTGAACACTTACACATAACGGTCGCAGGTTTGACCAGTAAAGGAATTTGAAAAACAAATAAATCAAAATACGATGAAATTAATTAAAAGAATTACAGACAAATTACACAGGAAACCTTTATTGGTTAAACCTGTTGTTAGCACTCGTTATTTTTTCGTGTGTACAATGGGAAAAAATCCAAACGGAACAATAGGGTTTAATAATTTCGATATTCAAACTACATACGGACACCCAACATATAGAAGGTGCATTGAGCTTTCAAATGAAAAGTTCCCAAATATGTATGAAGTAACTTTAATTAGCATTTCAGAAATATCTCCCGAAGATTGGAAGGTCTTTGTGTCGGAGCAATAATGAATGCTAACGGTTTGTGCTTGGTGCAGTAAAAGCCGACCACCATTCAACGCTACAATGCTAATTCGGCTTTTATTGAACTAAGCACGTGTTAGCAACTGGGCGTAAATTTAGCAGAAAACTACATTTGAAACACTAAAAGCAGTTTTTTTATTTTTGCGTTGGCTTTGAAAATCAGTTAATTAAAAAATAATTTAAAAATAAATCACTTTTTTCTTGCATACACGAAATATATGATGTATATTTGAAGAGAATTTAAAACATAAATAAAATGAAAACAACTTACAAAAAATTAGGGATTACATTTTTTTCGACTGAAAGAGATGTTAAGCAAATCAGACCAATGGACTTATTTTCAATAGCACAAGATATTTTTGACAAAGACGGTGCAAGGTTGGAAAATAAAGACGTTGCAAAGAAACTGATTAAAATGGGTAAATCAGAAGTAGAAATCATTGCTGACCCAAAATACAAATACACCTTAACAGCAAGATAATGGACATAAATAAAAAAATGAAGCAGGGTGAAATAAAAGCCCTGTTTCCTTTATTAAGAATGAAGGTTGTTGCTAATGGGTGTATTTGTGAAATAATTACAGCATCCGAACAGCAAGTTAAATGTGAAGTTATTGAGCCTTTTAAATCAGGTTATAAAATAGGTTCTCAATTTTGGGTTACTAATTTTTTAATAAATGAATAATGAAAAAGAATATTGACATCCCTGATGATATTCGTTGGGAACTTGAAGCACTTGCATTGCAAGAAAAAAAGGATTTAAAAACATTCATTCAAGATGTTCTTATTTCTTTGGTGCGTGGGCAAAATAAAAAAACTGCTAACCAAAATGTTAAATCGAAGCAGTAATGTAGCCTTGTTGCTAACTGACCCAGATAACAACAGTTTAAAACAAAATTTAATATGGAAAACAAAAATAAAATACAAGCAGAAAAGTTAGATAGTAACAATGAAAAATTGTTGTTATCTGATGTTAGCAAACAACGTGAACTGTTAATTGCTTTTTTATCTTATATGACAAAAAAAGGTTATGGATATGCTGAAATATACAAAGAAAGTATAGATGATTTTTTAAAAAGCAATTAATTGTTGCTAACGGCTGCGGTATGAAATCGAAGCGGATTGCGAGATACACACTGTCAGCCACCACAAAAGTAAATACGGAAAACAAAGCCCCAAAATAGCACTGAAACCGCTTTGTTTTATACCGCATGTTATGGTTTCGTGCTTTATTAATCATTAAATAAATTTTGAAAATGAAACAAGAAATATTTACAGAGGAATTTTTAAAAGAAATTGGGTTTACTTTAATTGAAAAAAATAAAAGTGAATTTAACCCTTATCCAATTTACGGAAAGGCAAAAGACAGAACAGGAATGACAATTATACAATGGTGTGATGAAGGTCATTCATGTACGTATTTTGGGGATAAATTAGAACCAAACACAAGTGTTGGTGTGCTAAAGGATGGTGGGACAAGGTATGCTTTTAATGGTTATATTTATACTCAGGATGATTTGAGGAAAATATTATCATTAACGTGGTAGTCTTTTAGCATGAACCATAACGGTCACAGATATGATTAGTTTTTTACTTAATTTAATAATACAATACTT